GAAACACGATTAACCCCTCTTCCATCTTCCTGTAATCTACCTAATGCACGACTAGATACACCGAGCTTTACACCATCCATTATAAGAGAACGAACGATTTGTCCCATAGGTGTTGAAAGAACTTTTGATTTTCCTTCAAAAATATTACCATTTTGTTTTAATTCTGTAACAACATGACAAACTCTTTCTAAATTAATATCAGGACTAGATGGATGATTTAATTCTCCAGTAGCTCTTTTTGTGTCAATCATTTCAGATGTATATCTTCCAACTTCTTTAACCATTTCTTCCAATGGGTATACTCTTTTATTTTTATTAGCTTCGTTAGCCATTAAAAAGGGTCCTTGAATGTGTAAAATAGAAGGAGTGTTTCTATTTTTTTCTTCGATTAGATATTGAACTTCGTATGTTGGTTCCTCTATTAAGAGATTATAGGCATTATTGGACATAATTGTTTAAATATTTATAGATATAATTATCTTTTTGTTATTATTATTTACAATAGAAAGCAAAGATTCAACTATTTATATGTTTTTCTGTTAAAATAATAAATTGATATCCTTTAGATTTGCTCCATGCTTCAGCAGCTTGCCACTTGGCTTGATTAAGTGCAAATTGAGTCTGTTCATATATCATTGTTTTAACTTTTTTATTTTTAGTAGCTTCTGGACGAAGTGTTTGTTTGTGTGGTTTAATTTCTATTAAGAGTTTTTTAATATTTCCATTAGATTCTTTTAATGCGGCTACTAAATCAACAAAATATCTATGAATCCTTCCATCTAAAGGAGATTGATAAGGAACTACTACACTTTCTGATCCCCATGTAAGAACATTGGAATTATTATCAAACCAACGAAACACTTTAAGCTCTAGGCTACTACGATATACAATAGGAAATTTGCCTCTATACTTTTGTTTATTATGTGCGGTGAATATTCCTTGCACATATTTAGGATTTTTCTTTTTAAGAGGAAGTTTCATTGATTATTTTCAAAAACTCCTCGTAGTGTTTATCTACTATAAGAATAGTTATATATCCTTTAGACTTACTTCTTTTTATTTTTAAATCATTTAATTTTTTTTGATTTTCGTATGTGTATTTAGATTTTATCTCTATAATCATGTTAAACTTTGGTATATGAAAATCAGGATAGTAATGAATATGTTTTCCTTTATCAGAAATTTTAATTCTAAATCCTCTATCAAATGAAAAATCCTCTTCTTTCAGAATATTATTCCCAAAAACAAAATCAAGAAAATGATCTTCATATCCCATTACCTGAATCGTCCTACCAGAAGGTAATATGTAGTTTTTGTTTCTATAATTTTTCTTTAAAGCATTTTCTTGAAATCCTTCTGATAAATTCATATTCCTAATTATTTCTGATTTTGGTTTTATTACCTCATTACCAAAATTAGATATTAGAATTTTTTTGATATTGTAACGTGTTATATTATATTTTTTTCCTATATCAGATGTGTTTAAATTACCATTTACATATAGATTATAAATTTCATCCTTTATCTGTTGTTCTTTTTCTGTAGATATTTTTTCGTTTTTTCTTATTAGAAGATTTTCACTTTTCAAATACCTATATAGATTACACTCTTTCACTCCAAAAAAAATTGATGTCTTTCTGATATTATTTGTTTTATTGTAATAAGATAAAATATCATTTAAATTTTCTTTTATAGTGATTACTTCTCCTTCAATAGGATTTTTTGCTCTGTTTATATATTCTATTCCGTTTTTAGATAGAATTTTTTTAAAAACGTTATGATCAAATCCATATTTTTTATTGAGTTGATTTAAAGATGTCCCTTGTTTATATTCTTCAATAGCTTTTGTAATATTTTCTATATTTTTGGTATTTTTCCAAACCATAGAAACATTGTTATTTTTTAAAATATTTCTAATCCTACCATATGATAGATTATTTTTTATAGCTACTTTTTTTATAGATTTTAAAATACTATAATCTTTTATTATTATTTTTTCCATTATAATACTTACAACTACAATAAAAAAACTAATAGGATTATTATCAATTATATCCTAAAATCATACTTCCTATTGATAAAAGACCAATAAAAATACCAATAAAAAATTTAATAGGATCTCTGTCTATAGTATCTTTGGTTATTTCATCTTCTAAGGCAGCTTTTTCGGCTATTCCTTGAGACATAAGATCACTATGATTAAGTGTTTGACCACCGAATAAATTAGTTCCTGCATATTTTCCTCTTGTATGCGCAATTGCTATTTTTGTAAGTGCTAAAGTGTATCTATATACCCAAAGTTGACCTACTAAATATTTTATTGGTTTTTGTAACTTACATCCAACTAAACCAAAATAAGGAGTACCACTTTGTTGTGATGGTTCGGGAATTATTTTAAGAATTTGAGAGTCTGGATCAAATCTAAGATAAGGAGTCATTGCTAAAACCTTTTCTCTTGTGTCTATCCATGTTTTTAATGCATTAAATGTCACTAAATCATATCCAACATTTCCTAATAGATGACCAAAGTATGCTTGTTGAGCAATTGTATTTTCAATAGTAAAAAGAGTATTAACACCAGTATTATTTCCTTCAGCAAATGAGAAAACATCTACAACTCTTCTATAATCATCTAAATCATAATCAAATGATGCACTTAAAGAAGGATTGGATGTATTGTCTTTATACATATCTGGAGTAATATTCATTAATTCTCCTATATGCAATCCTACTCCCTTTTTATAAAGATCTGATCTAAAAACCAAATATTCTTCCTCAACACCAGCAAATTTTGTAAAGTATTCTAGTGAAATATCAATCAACTCATACATTTGTTCACTGCTTATTTCTAATTGTATAAGAGGTTCACCTAAACTTCTTCTAACTCTTTGTGCAAGATGATTGTAGCTTTTAATCTGAGAATTAAAAGTTGTGCTTCCATGAAAAGAATTTGGTAATACTGGTTGTTGAGGATATGACATATTATATACTTATATGTTTGTTATTTATCGACTATATATATTATTCCTCAACAACTTCATCAGAAGACAAACTCAATCCAAGCCTGTTTATTTCTGCTTCACATTCTTCTTGAGTCCCTGTAAATAAAATACTCTGTGTTGATATTGATTTGTTTGTTTGTTCAAAAAATATAATATTGGTTCCATCATGGACGAGCTTCCATGCATCCGATTCGTCATATGACCAGTTGTTTTCGTTGGGTGAGATTATCATGGTATTGTTACGGAAAGTGTTGAGGTTGCGGAGTTATAAGTTGCGGTCGAGCCAGATGGAAGCCCCACCAAAGTAACAGTTGCATAAGTTTGCGTTGTCGTTCCTTGGAAAAATCGGAAGGTTGTTACGCCAGATGGCGGGGAAACATTGAATGTAACGACCAACGAAAGATTGCCAGATTGAAATGTTGCGGTTGCCGTTGACGCTCCAGTAGTTTTTCTAGCTCGAATGAACCCACCCGTAATGGTCGTTGATCCCGTGTGGGTATCCGTTGATGCAGTTAAATCCAAATACCCATTTCCTGTTTTGTTTAGGTTTCCGCTACCTGTGATACTGCCTGTAACTGTTATCGTAGGTGCACCTGTGGTGCGATATTGCAAAGTAGCTCCAGCGTTTATTATAAAATTATTTGGCAAAGTTACATTGTTTGGTGTAATAATTTGCGATGCTGTCTGAGCCGTAAACGATCCAGTTCCAAAAGCATTGCCAGACGAATATGTTATCGTCCCACCCGCAGATATTGTTCCGCCAGAATAAGTATTGTTGCCTCCGATAGTTATGGCGTGTGAACCGCTTTTATAAACCTGTCCTGACCCACTAATAACTCCATTGAGCGTGACGATTGATGAAATTATAAGTTGTCCTTGATTAAGTATTGTTGGCCCAGTATAGTTAGCTCCTCCTGTTAATGTTAAACCTCCAATTCCATTTTTTACAAGACCAATTGTGCCGCCAATTGCATGCGAAATAGTTGTCGCGGAGTAGCACATGAATTGACGAAATGTTGCTGATGTGCTGATTATAGCACTAACCACACTTGTACGTACTCTGGCTGAAAGTGATTGTGTGAGCGTCATCCGACAATTATATAAAGGGTATTTACAGCAGGAGTTATTGCATTATAACCCGCTTGTGTAATTTGCATCATATTAGTTAGCGATGTAGCTCCACCTATACCTGTTATGTTAGAAGTGACAAAACCTGACCAATTAGCGGAATTACTTTGAACTGTTGTAAAGGCAGAATTAGCTTTGTTAGCAACATCAGTTAACCCATTAATCTTAGATTGATCAATAGCGGCATTAGCCGCAACATCAGTATTAACCAATAAAGAAGCAGGACTCTGATAAACACCATTAATAACTTTTAATAAACCAGAACCACCCACACTTGGAAAAGTAGTATGAACATGAGTTGGAGTTGTTCCACCAAAGTAAATTGTAACGTTTTTATTATTTTGTGTTCCTTTGGCTCTTAATTCAATATATATTCGGTCTGTTGTTAAGAGAGTTGTTTGTGGAAATACAACGGAAGCAATATATTGAGCAGTCGCAACAGGATCATAAATATAAATGTCACCAGAAGATGCGAGTAATGTTGGAACATTTGAACCATCGTATTTGTACACATCCAACTTTAAAATCATTTGATTTGTTACAGTTGATGTAGCATCTGCCCAAATATTAAAATCCCACAAACCAGCAGGAATTACTGTTGTATTTGGACTTGCTGTCAAAGAAACAAATCCGCAAATTAAGTCATAAGTTGTAGTTGAAACGTTGTTTAGTGTATAAGAGGAAGCTCCAACGATACCTGTTATTCCAAGTTCTTTTGGTGTATTTGGAGTAGCGG